GTGGCGAGGTATCGGCATACAGTGATGTTGCAATCCTGTATGGTATGCGGGTAGCGGCGGTTATCCAAGCAGTAGTCGCAAACCCGGCGGCAATGACCCGGTTTTGGCTGGAGAGGCAGGAGGCAAACAGATGAACACTGTCGAGCAGATCAGGAGCTATGTGGAGCGGACGAAGGTGAAAGACGGTTATAACATGGGCCTCCGTGAAATCCAAGCCCTTTACTATATGGCGAAGAATGACCCCGTTGACGCCATTCTCCTTGCCTTTGAGTTTGGAGAGGCCAAGCGGGAACGCTATACCAGGAGGGCGCGGGCATGATGGCAGAATACCGGAATAATATGTACATCGTTTCTGGTTTCCAACTATCGGGAATTTCCGCCGTTATTGACGCCCTTACCGTTGTACGCCATGCGCTATGCGGCGAAAGCGTATCAAGGGAGGTGATCGAGGCGGTGGTGGAGATTGTACAGGGAACCCTGGGGGATACCCTTGATTATATCCTTGAATACCAGAAAGCAGAGGTCAACACGGAGCCAGAATAAGCGAGAGCCGGGGAGCAATCCCCGGCCCTTCTTTTTGGCGCACATTTGGCGCACAACTTCCCGATATTTCATAACACGGTATACTCCGACATTACACGACTACACCGGGAAAGTGTTGATATTACAAGGTTTTGCGGTATGTGGCAAAACTTCATTTCCCGTTAAGAAACTACGCCGTATATATGACAAGCACATGGACGCCAATGTCTATGTCGGCCTGAGCGACTACGGCACCACCGGTCTGGTGAACAACCCCGACGCTGTGGAGACCACCGCCGCCAACGGTACGGCTGGAACCGCCACCTGGGTCACGAAGACCCCGGATGAGATCCTGAAGGACGTGAACGACGCTTTGGCCGCCGGTTGGGCCGCCAACGAGTATGACGAGACCGCCATCCCCAACCACATCCTGATCCCCTATGAGCAGTACCTGTACATCATGACCACCAAGGTCACCGACCTGGCCACCGAGACCATCTATGACTTCCTGATGAAGAACAACGCGGCCACGAAGGCGGGCGGCGACCTGTTCATCGGGGCGACCCGGTGGTGCAAGGGGGCCGGTACCAGTGGAAAGGACCGCATGGTGGTGTACAACAACGACCGTCGCTTCGTGAAGATGGACGAGCTTGTTCCCATGAGCCGGATCATGTCCCAGCCCAATGTGGCCAACGTGTGCTATGACACCGCTTATATGGCCAACATCTCCGAGGTGCAGATCTTCTACCCCACCTCTATCCGATACGTGGACGGAATTTAAGGGGGACCTGGAAATGCTGGTTCTTTCCAAGCGGAACATTGTCATCCCCGCGCCGGACGGCTCCACCTCCGTCCGGTTGCGGGCGGGCCTGATGGAGACTGTGCCGGACTGGGCGGCCAACACTGAATATTTCAAGGCGCTAGTAGCCGACGGCAAGGTGGTCCCCAGCGGCAGGAGCGAAAAGAGCGCCCAGGCGGCCTCTGAAAAGAAGGTCAAGACCCGCCGGGGCAAGGAAGTTACCGAAGAATAACAACTCTCAAATAGTTGAGAGTTCCTTGAGAGTAAAGGAGGACTGCGGGATGTACTACTGGGGCAAGCCCCAATTTTTCGGGGTAAAAGCGGCGGCGGCCAACATCGGGACTGGTGTGGGCGACTATACCGTGGAGCAGTTCCGGGAGGACTACCCGCAGTTCTTCAACGCTGAGGGCTACTTCCTGGGCAGTCTCCCCATGCTGGAGCAGATTATTCAGATGGCCAACGTCTCCATCCAGCCGGACAAGTGGCTGGACGCCTGGCGGTACGCCGTGGGGCTGTATGTGGCCCACTATGCAACCCTGTCCCTGCGGGGATATGCGGCCAGCAATGAGACCCCCCAGCAGGCCGCCGCCTCCGGGGCGCTGGTTGGCATGGTGAAGTCGGCCACCCTGGGCGACGCGTCCGTCACCTACGACACCGCCGCTATTACGGCGGGTACCGAGGACTGGGGCGACCTGAACAGCACCACTTATGGGCAGATTTTGGCGAACCGGGCGAAGCTGATCGGGATGTCTGGCACATACGTCATTTGAGGGGGTGAGTCCAATAAATTGGACGGATTGGTACACGGACACGATGGACGTGTGGAGAAATGTCCCGGTGAAAGACGGAAACCTCGCCCGACAGGAGCGCCGGCAGGTGTTGACGGGTATCCCGTGCCGCATCTATCAGAGCGACAACAAGCCCATCAACATGAGCCAGACGGCCTCCAGCGTCAGCCAAAATGACCACCTGGCCTGTAACGTCTCTGTGGACATCCACGTGGGGGATGAGCTGATCATTACCCGCGGCGGAAAACTGGGCAGACAGGGCCCCACCATTCGGGCCTTTGCCAGCGACCCCAACCTCTACTATGAGCCATTCGGGGCCATTATGCCGGGGTTGGCCCACCAGGAAATCCGACTGATGGAGCAGGAGCGTGTGAAATGAGCTATACCGTAACCCTCCAGCAGCGCATCCAGCAGCTGAAGAAGGCACAGGCGGACCTTCCCAACATCCTCTATAAAACGGCCAAAGGGGCCACTATGCGGGCCGTAGAGGCTGCCATGGACGCCACGCCGCCAAAGAAGGGAACCGGCAGCCTAAAGGGGACACATACCAGAACCGACGAGTTAAAACAGTACTGGGCCACGGACAGCATCACAGAGCCGATGGGCGGGGCGCTGTCCGGCGGGTCATCCTTTACCACCTTCCTGAAAAACAGCATGGAGTACGCCTCTTATGTGGACCAGGGGCACCGGATGGACCGCCACTTTGTGCCCGGGCTGTACATCGACGAAAACGGGGTGCTCAACTATGACCCGGCCCGGAATGTCGGCCTGGTGGTTGGCACAAAGACCAAGTACGTCAAAGGCGAGTTCATGGTGGACAAGGCCCGGGAAGCCTATGAGAAGGCGGTCTTGGCACAGCTGGACGAGGAAATCGAGAGGCTTTTCAAATGAATTTCACAGTATCCACCATCGCCAAATCCCTGGCGGACTATCTGGCCCCCACGCTGCCCGGCGTGACCATGTACGAGGACCCGAACCAGCAGGACAGCAAGCCGCCCATGATGTTCCTACAGCAGCGGTACAGCTATATCACCCGGGAGACCGGGACGGACTGGTTCCTGCGGCGGATCGGGCTGGATCTTACCTATCTGCTGGACTACAACCTCCCCGACATGCAGAGGCAGTACCAGCAGGCGGCGGAGGCCCTGGACCTGGTGATGGAGACCTTCCCCTACAGCGACGGGGCGGGGGAGGAGGCGACGCCGCTCAGGACGTACGAGCGGGAGTGGCGCATCGACCTGGACGCGCTGCATTACCGCTTCGAGCTCCGGGAGCGGGTGAAGATCCCCAGGCCGGAGGTCAAAATGCAGAAGATGGACTATGACGAGGAGGTCCGAGTTTATGGACAAAGTTAAGAAATACACTCGGGAGGCTCTGCTGCGAAGCAAGAAGTTTTCAGGGTACCAGCGGGATTTCCTGGCTGTGGTCCTGAACAAGCCCGAGTACACCATGAAGGAGGCCGAGAAGGCCGTGCGAGATTTTTTCGGAAAGGATGGTGAGTGAGTATGGCCGGAGGCACCTGGACCGACCAGAACAAAGTAAGACCCGGCGTATATATCCGCTTCACCACAGGCCGGGACCTTGGCCTGACGGTGGGAGAGCGGGGCGTTGTGACCATCTGCGAGCCCATGAGCTGGGGGCCTGTGGGCGAGGTCATGACGGTGGCCAACGGGGACGACATGACCCCTTACACCGGATACGACATCACCAATGAGAAAAACCGGTTCCTGCGGGAGATCTTCCGCGGAACCAACCGGACGAGCCCGCCCACCACGCTGTACCTGTACCGCCCCACGGCGGCGTCCAGCGCAAAGGCCACGGTAACCACCGGGGCCCTGACCGCCACCGCCAAGTATCCTGGTGTACGGGGAAATGACATCACCATCGTGGTCACGGAGGACGTGGACAGCGAGGCGGACGAGTTCTACGTCTCCACCGTGGTGGACGGTGAGATCCAGGACCAGCAGCACGCCGCCGTGGTTGCGGATCTGGTGGCAAACGACTGGGTGGACTGGAGCGGCACCGGGGCGCTGACAGCCACCGTGGGCGCTCCCCTGACCAACGGCGCCGACGGCACCGTGGCGTCCTCTGCGTACTCCACCTATCTGGAGGCCATTGAGCCCTACAAGTTCGATGTGATCATCTACGACGGCACCGACAGCACCGTGCAGGACGCAATGGTGTCCTTCGTCAACCGCCTGGCCGACGAGAACGGCCAGTATACCCAGCTGGTGGCGGCCAACCTCACCGCACCGGACAGCCGGTTCGTGATCAACGTCATGAGCGGCGTAACCCTGGCGGACGGGACGGCCCTGACGCCGCAGCAGGTTACCTGGTGGGCAGGCGGCGCTACGGCGGGGGCACGGTACAACGAGAGCCTGACCTACGCCAACTACCCCACCGCCGTGGCGGTGTCCCCGCTGCTGAACAACAACCAGATCATCTCCGCCCTCAACGCCGGGCAGTTCATCCTGGTGGCGGACTTCGACGAAGTACATATCGAGCAGGATATCGACAGCCTGACCACCTACACCACCGACATCGGCAAGGTGTACCGTAAAAACCGGGTGATCCGGCTGTGCAATACCATCGCCAACGACATCTACCAGCAGTTCAGCCAGAACTACATCGGCGTGGTCAACAACAACGAGGCGGGCCGGGCCAGGTTCAAAACGGCCATTGTGGGATATTTGCTCCAGATCCAGGACGCGGAGGGCATCCAGAACTTCGACCCCGAGGACGTGGAGGTGCTGCCTGGCATCGACATCGACGCCATCGTGGTCAACGTGGCCTTCTACGCTGTGGACGCGGTGGAGAAGGTGTATATGACCATCGAGGTCTCTTGATAAAGGAGGTGGGATAACATGGCGTATCTGCTGGCAAAAGACACAGTCAACGGCGCGGAGGGGAAGATCTTCGTCACCGTTTCCGGGAAGAACATTGAAGTGGCCTGTATGCGGAACATCCGAACCACCGGCGGCATCCAGTCCCAGGACATGCGGGTCATCGGCACCCGGAAGATCCAGGACAAGCCCAACGGCGTGAAGCTGACCGGCACCGGCAACATCTACTACGGCAACAACCTGTGGACGGACATGGTGCTCAAGTACATCAATACGGGGGTGATGGATGAATTCGACATCCAGATCACCAACCAGGACCCCACCACCTCTGTGGGGAG